TAGCGCCTGTATATGGGGAGACCTGGCCTTCGACAATCTTACGGCCATTGAACGGTATTATCATCACATTTGTTGCAGGATATGCGAATGTTGATGCAATACCGCAGCGAGTGAAGCAGGCAATAAAGGTACTCGTGGGACATCTATATGAACATCGTGAAGCGACAGACTTGAAGGAGCTCAAGGAGGTGCCCTTTGCGGTGCATGCCCTTCTGGGGCTTGACAGGATATGGTTGACATGAGAGCGGGTGCATTACGTCATAGAATAACGATACAAGAGCCAACATCATCCGTGGGTGCTCTCGGCGAAAAGATTAAATCCTGGGCTGATGTTTCAACCATATGGGCTGCGATCGAACCTCTCAGGGGTAGGGAGTTTCTCGAGGCACACCAGATTGAGGCAGAGATCACTACCAGGTTTATCATACGGTATAAAAGCGGTTTGAACACGAGAATGAGAATCAAGTTTGGCATCAAATATTACAAAATCGAATCTATCATAAATCCGGATGAAAGAAACAGATATCTTGAGATCATGGCATTGGAGACAGAGGATTTCAGTTAATGGAAATAAGTGTTCGAATAACAAATTTGAATGAAATCCAGAGAGATTTTACAAGCCTCGGGATATGTCTCCGTGAGGCGATCGCTAATGCACTGAAAGAGGCCGCAGATGTGGTGAAGACTGCTGCCATACCGAATGTGAGGACGAGAACCGGCAAAACGCGGGCCAGCATCGAATCGGCAGTCGATACACAGGGATTGAAAGCCTATGTGGGATCGAATTGGTTTGTTTCCCGTTTTCTGGAACGTGGAACTAAAAGAATGAGAGCCTATCCGTTTTTGAGGCCGTCTATTGATAAAAACGAGGGTCGGATCAGGGAAATCTTAATAAGCAATTTAAATAGGGCAATCATAAAAGCAGAAAGAAGGACTCGAGGATAAATGTCACGACGTGAAAATATCATAAATGATGTTGTGAGCTCTCTGACCAATATTAAAATCTCCGGAGGCTACAACAATGACATTGCGGTCGTGACACGCGAAATCGAACAATTCGAGCATTTTAACATTTTGACAGAATATCCGTTGGCGATAGTCGTGGGGGGTCCCGAATCAAAAGAAGGTAAAGACGCAAGCTATTTTTATCTTGAATCGGATTTAAATATCACCATCCGGGGTGCTGTATATGCCCTGACCAACCTCGAGACGGCACTCAACAATTTTCTTGAGGATGTTGAGAAAGCTCTATGCGTGGATGATACTCGAGGGGGGAATGCCGCTTTCACGGCTCCTCTCTCCATTACAATATACGATAGCGATAAGGAGCATATACTCGTTTTCGACTATGTTTTTTTAATCAGATACTATTATGCATTCGGGAGTCCGTAATGAAAGTAAAAACTAAAGGACCATTTAAGACAAAGGTGCACGTGGTGATCTCTAAGAAGGCAGGCGAAATCATTGATATGCCCTGTGAGGATTACGAGGAGGTTGCCGATCTGTGCGAGTTGCTTGAGGACGGCGTAAAACCGAAGGTCAAGATCAGTAAAAAGAAAAAAACCGAGGAGGTATAAAAAATGGTAACAATAGGAGTACAGGGACGGGCGGGAATTATCAAAGAGGGTGCTTTCGGAGGCGGAGGGGTAGCGGATACATTCATAGAGCTCATCAGCGAGAGCCTGAAGGATACTATAGAGAAGATTCCGGCTTCTTATGTGTTCGGGTCCCGGAATACACATAAAATCTATCATGGGGTGCACGACGTAGGGGGGGCTTTCTCTATGGTGGTGAATCCCGACAATATTGGACTGCTACTCTTCCTGGCGCTCGGTGTTGAAGGAAACGCGACACAGGTTCTTACTAGTACGGCTGAGATAACAGAGATCACTTGCGAGGCTGATGTCGCAGGATCCTTGAGCGGAAAATATTGGACATTGAATTCTCCGACTACGGAATACTATGTCTGGTATGACGTGGCTGGCAAGGGTTCTGCGGATCCTGCTCCTGCAGGTAAGACGGGGATTGTGGTCGGGATTGCAGAAGATGATACAGCGAATACCGTCGCTACGAACACGGCTGCTGCGATCACTGCAAAAGCCGATTTCGGTTGTCCTGCTCCCGGAGCTGCAACGATAACCGTCACGAATGCGGCAGCCGGAGCGGTAGCAGATGCAGCGGACGGGATCGGAGGCCTGGGGACCGGATGGACAGGAGCATGGACTGTAACGCAGCAGGGATCGGGAGGCGCAGCCTACGATCATGTTTTCACGCCGGCTGGGGCTGCGGTCGATCTTGGACATTTTGCGATGGAAATCGACAGGGGCGAGAACGTCTGCGACTATACCGGTTTGACTGTAAACAACATGAAGCTATCAGCTGCAAAAGGAACATTTCTGATCGCCGATTTCGATGTTCTCGGCAAGCAGGAGACGGACAATCAGGTATTCGCAGGGATCTCTCCGAGTAATCTAAGGCCATACATTTTCCACCATGGCGCCGTGGAGATTAACACGACTCCGGTTTATTACGTGAATAGTTTCGAGTTCACCTATGGAAACAACCTCGATGCCGAGGGCGGGTTTGTCATGGATGGCACAGGATACCGGCACCATATAAACAAGCAGGGCGGGACGCTTACGGGCTCGATGTCATGCGAATGGACTGCGGATAGCGACGTTCTCCGGGATGCGTATCTTGACAATACGCAGAAAAAGCTTGAATTCATCTTCACGAGTCCTGAGCAGATCGAGAGCGGCTACTATTACACCCTGAGCATCGAGATTCCGATCGTACACATCCTGGGGGATCCCCCAGTGATTTCCGGACGCGAACGTGTTCCGTTCAACGTGAGCTTTGAGGCCGTCTACGATGTGACGAACTTCGTGAAAATCACACATCGGGACGCCAGAAATACGAAATGGAGCGCATGATGAAATACACAATAGATGATATTCTCAATGATGAGACGAAGGAAATCGATGTTTCTGAGTTCTTCTCCCGGGCAAAGGAAAGCGAAGAGAAGGTTATCATCAGGCTGAAACGGCTCTCCGCGAAATACCAATATCACATCACCCGGAGCATGGAAGGAGCGGAATTCAAAGGTGAAAAAGAGTATATGGATGCGAGGAAAATGATTCTGCTCAATGGAATCGTCATGGATGATGATTTCCCCATGGAGAAATGGGATTCAGGGACGATTGACTGGCTTGAGGAAAACAGAGGTCAGTTTCTCGATTTTCTTGTGACTGAGATATCGGAGTTTAATCGCCCTTTAGCACTGAAGAAGCGAACGAGCTGAAACAATTCGTTAAAATTAGATTGAAATCAAAAGGCCGTTGCTTCATGAAAAGTCGATGGGATTTCTGGATTGATTCTTATTTTCTGATGTGCAATACAGGAATTCCATTCAAACAAGGGGGATTGATCGATTACGATTATATCGATTATCAGATTATGATAGCAATAAATAACGCATACGTAGAACATATGGAAGAAAAATAATGGGGCAAAAGTTCACGAGCGCTGAGATAGAGATAGCCGCAAGAGATAGAACGAAACAGGGAATTGATTCATCTAAATCCAGCGTAGGAAAGCTCACGCAGGCAGTAAAAGGCTATTATGCTGAAATGATGGTTGCAGTCGGTGCGGTATATGCAGCAGTAAAGATTTTCAAGGATCTTACTAATGCATATATGAAAAACGAGGAAGCTATAGCGAAACTGAATGCCGCACTTATTGCAACCGGTCGATATACTCCGACAGTATCAAAAGAGATGCAGAAATATGCACAGGAGATGCAGAAGCTCACTAAATACAGTAATGATCAGACTATAGCAGCACAAGGTGTAATGGCGACATTCACGAAAATAAGCACAAAGACATTTCCTGAAGCCATTGAAGCCGCAATGAATATGTCGGCAATGTTCGGTCAGGATTTGCAACAGTCTGTGATCCAACTTGGTACAGCCCTCAATGATCCTATTCAGGGAGTAGGCAGGTTAAGACGGATCGGTATATCCTTCACAGAAGAACAAAAAAAGCTCATAGAAACGCTTGTCAAACAAAATGATCTCTATGGAGCTCAGCGGGTGATCCTGGATGAATTAGGAGTAGAAATCGGCGGGGTAGCAAAAGCTGTTGGAGAAACTTATGCTGGTAAAGTAAAGATATTAGAAAACGCTTTTTTTGATCTGAAAAAAGAAATGGGGAGATTGATAGCCGATAAAATAAGTCCGATGCTCCCTCTTATCACAAGAATGATAGAAAATCTCTCCGGATGGATACAGAAAAAGAATGAATTGAGAGAAGCCTATGAAAAGCTCAGAAAACCTATGGAAGATATAAATGATTTTACTCGCATAGAATTGCTTCAGGCTGAGCAATTGGTCGCTCTTGATAAAATCAAATCAATGGAAAAATCACTTGCACTTGGGCAAACGAACGCAATGATCGCAGGTATAAATAGAGAAACAGGAGTTACACGAGAAGCAGTCGACGCTATGCGAAAGGAATACAGAGGCAGGGTCCAGTTAATAGATAATATGACATTGGCTATAAAAAAACGAGATGAAGAAGCCAAAAAAATAAAAGAAGGGAAGGATAAAAAAGAAGAAGATAAAAAAGCCATCGATGAATTAATAAAATCAAGTGATGAATGGGCGAAGACAATAGTATGGAGTGGAGAAGCGCTTGATTTATATCTTGAAACATTGAATAGCCAGAGAGAATCGCAAAAATGGCTTAAAGGGGCGATTGACAAAACTTCTGATGCAATTGAACGAATGACTGATAACTATATGTATTTCGGCGAGGTAATGTCGGGACAAGCTCAGATATTCGCGAATACTTTTAATAAATCATTCACAGCTCCTCTTGAAAGAGCAACAGACACTACTTTGTATTTCGGCGAAGCGATGAGCGGACAGATGCAATATTTCTCACAGATGGCTAGTGCTCTAAATATTGTCGAAGAAGCAACAGAGGGATTGACCGAAGCACAGAAAGAATTCCGTCGGACTATGTATGATGTTGCTACTGTTGCTGCATCGGTAACGGATACCATGTCTCTGGCCTTCAGCACGATGTATCGCAACAAAAGCATTGACCTCGATAATTGGTACAACAAAGAGAAGGCGTATCTTGAAAAGACTATCACGAATGAAGAGGATCTCGAAGCAGCTATGGAAAAGCTGGATGAAGAGATGAAGGAAAAGACAAAACAGGCGAAGATAGAAGAAGCCAAAGCAACTAAGGCTATGGCTATTTTCCAGACGATTATCCATACGGCCCAGGCTGTAATGTCAGCTCTTGCAATGTTTCCTCCCAAGCCGGCATTGGCGGCATTTGCGGCAACGATGGGGGCGACACAGTTGGCGATAATCATGAGTCAGAAAATCCCTAAATTTCAAATGGGGGGCATTGTCCCGGGGGGATATGGAGGAGGCGA